TCATCAGCAAACTTCTCATGCATCGGTGCCCATATCATACCAGCTTCAAACAATGGCGCAACCATGTGCATTCTACTTATCTTATCATTTCCTTTGCCCGGTGAGAACCCTAAAGCTGGAATACCACGCAATCGAAGCTCGTCAATCAACGGTGTACCCGTCGCTTTCGCCTCCACAATCACCATGTCTGGTTCCCAATATTCGTGTTCTTCATGAGCAATCTCCTTCAATTCAGGGAAATTCCACCGCCCTCGCCGTGCATCCAGCAGAATCGCGTGATCTGCCCCACCTTCCTCTGGTTTGAAGATCCCCCACGTCGTAATCGCACTGTAGTCCGCTGTTTCCTTCTTGGAAAACGCCGTATCGTACGCCTGAATGATGTAATCTAGGCTAGGAATCTTTTCTTTCTCCCAATCCTGCCACCATTCGCGCTTGATTATAGCTGCTTCCGACGCTGTCGGCGTCTGTTGCCACTGTGCATTCCATTTTCCTACAGGAAGTGACGCCTTAATCGACAACAATGCGTCTTTTTCCCAGAATTCAGGCCACAATGGGTTGTCTGACGGCATAATCGCAGGAAATTCTACCACTTCCCACTGATCTGCCATCGAATCACCGCCTTGCGCCTGTATCAAACGCCCTGTCAAGTCCTTTTTACCCCACCTCGTCATCACCAAGATGATTGCACCACCTGGTTGGAGACGTTGTCGAGGGCCAGAGGTGTACCATTCGTACGCATTATCGAATGCACTCTCGCTCATCGCGTCCTGTTCCGAGTGCGGATCGTCAATAATGAACAAATCCGCACCCCGACCAGTAACCGCAGCTCCAACACCAGCCGCGAAGTACTCACCACCCTTGTCCGTTTGCCATTTTCCTGCACCTTTGTTGTCTTCTTTCAGATTGGTATCAGG